CTACTCATCGAGCCTGCGCCGAGTGACACGGAGCACGGTGGAGCCGAGCGCGCTGCGGTGGCTCTGGTTTGAGCAGACGTCACCGGGCCAGTAGTCGACCACGCGGCCGCCGTCCGGCGCCCAGCGCCAGCAGCCGACGGCCCCCGGCTCGTAGTTGGGCGTGTCGGCGGACCAAGGAAGCGGACGGCGCTTGAGCCAGTCCTCGAGCGACTGCGCGCTCGGGAACTCGCGGCGCTCGACCGAGCCGTCCGTTTGGTGGATCCTCAAGGTCACAGGTAAATCGATCAAAACAGCCACATCCCTATCGTGAAGGCGCACCACGCCAGCAGCGCGACCATGCCGACGAGCGCGATTGCCAGCGCGGCCCTAATGGCGTCCATGAGGTCTCCCTAGTACCTGATTTTCTGGCCGGCGTAGATCTTGTTCACGTCGGCGATGCCGTTCTTCTTCGCCAGGGCGGAGACCGTCGTGCCTAGGTTCTTGGCGATGCCCGACAGGGTGTCGCCGCTCTTCACGGTGTAGGTGCGCGTCGAGGTTTTCTTGGTGCCTTTGAGCTCGGCGTTGACAAGGGCCTGCACCTTGGCGTAGCGGCCGCCCAGGAGCATCTGGCGCGTTGAGCCGGTGCCGTAGGTGCCCGCGATGACCTCGCGCGACAGCGTCGCGTCGGACGCCGAGGCGAGGTGGTCGATGTAGGCCTGCACCTCGTCGTAGCGGGCGCCGAGCTTCCTCTTGCGCTCATCGCCGTTGCCGTAGCTGCCGTTGAGCACGCCCACGGCGAGGTCCATCGTCGTGCCGCCCGGGACCGAACGGTCCGTCTTCTCCGGGGTGCCCGCGCCCTTCTTCGTCCCCGCGGGGTTGGCGTAGGCGGCCCACTGCCCGGGGGTGAGGTAGGCCTTGTTCAGGTCGAGGTTGCCGCCGAAGCCCGGCAGGCGCCCGTGCGAGGTGTACTGCACGATGGCGGGGGACGCCCAGTGCTTGGGAGACCTGTACCAGGGCTTGCTCTGGTAGCCTGTGCGGTCGTTGCTGGCGTACTGCGCCATCCACAGGCCGCACCTCGCGGCGACGCCTGAGAGGTCGTACTGGTGCGTCACGCTCTGGCTGCAGTAGAGCATGGGCCAGACGCCCGTGAGCTCGTGCACTCGCTCCATGAAGCGCAGCGCGCCGCGCCCGCCCTGCGGCAGGCCGTACATCTCGAAGTCGAGGAAGGGGATGCCCTCGCCGAAGTAGGAGCGGCAGTTGCGCACGAAGTAGTCGGCCTGCTTGCTGGCGTCGGCCATCGTCAGGAAGTGGTAGAAGCCCCAGCACTTGCCGAGCCTGCGTGCCTTCTGCACGAAGCCGTCGCAGCTGCGGTCGACGTAGGTCAGGCCCTCGGTCGCCTTGGCGATCACGAAGTCGCAGGGCACCTTGGCGATGTCGATGGACGCCTGGTAGTGGGAGATGTCGATACCGTCCATGGCCATGTCAGCGCCCGTCCTCTCCCGCGTCCGGCTCTTTGCCTGTGGCGGTGCTGACGCCGATCAGGGCGCCAACGAGCACGCCAAGGGCGTTGATGGTGGTGACCCAGGCGTCGACGTCGGGCCATCCCCAGACCCTGCCGACCACGGCCACGAAGACCGCGACGGCAGGCAGGGCGATGAGGCCGAGCCACTTGAGGGCCTTGTAGAGATTGTCGCTGAGCAGGTATGTCATTTCTCCTCCTTGATAGGGAGCTGCATCAGGTCCAGGTAGAGCGAGTGGCCGATGTCGTTGCCGCCGAGGTCGCGGTAGCTGTCGTAGGTGCGCTGCACGTACTCCTTGTCCTCGAGCGACATGCATCCCTTGCGCTCGCAGTAGTCGCGGTGGGCGCGCACGAGCTCGCTGCGCAGGAGCGAGCGCACGCCGGCGCGCATGGCGTCCTGCTCGCGCCGTTCCTCGTCGCGCCGGCTCTCGCCCTCGTCGATGCGCTTGCTGGTCTTGCGGTTGATCGCGGCGACGATGACCGCCGAGCCTATCGAGCACGTGATGGTCACGAGCTGCGACAGCAGAGCGTCCAACGGCGGCATCGGCACCTCCGGTTCTTTAGGTGATATTGAGCGTGTAGGAGGATATGCGGACGGCGACTGGCGTGTTGTTCGTCACGCTGCCCCACGCGCTCGACTTCTCGATGGTGACCTCGGGGTGCTGATACGTCCCCGCGACCGTCGTGGTGTAGCCGCTCCGGCCCACCATCTCGTCGGCGGTGGCTCCCCCCGACGGGTTGAGGTATGTGCCGTTCACGGCGCGTATCGTGACTTTGAGGGACGTGAGCTTGCGACCGTTGACGTCCTTCGCTATGGGCCACTGCACGGGGAGGTCGAACTGGATGTTCTTGCCGCCGTTCGTCAAAAATCCCGCGACGGTGGCGTCGCCCGTGACCGTGCTGCCCTTCTCGTAGATGGGGATGCCGAGGTTCGTGCGTGCGGTTCTCGCATTGTTTGCGCCCGTGCCGCCGTTCGCCACAGAGAGCGGGGAGGTCTTGGACTCTAGCGCGGAGACGCGGCTGGCGATGGAGTTGGCGCTCGATGTGGCGGAGGCCGACGAGATCAACGTCATGCTCATGCGGCACCACCGCCAAGCGTACCTACGAGTTGCGCGTGTACAGCGCGTAGCAATAGAGTTTCATGCCGCTCAGGACGGTCGTGACGGACTCGGGCACCTGCGGCCAGAGGTCCGTGGTGGTGACCTTCACTGCGGGGGGGCGCTGTTGAGCTTGGTCATCGTCATCGCAATGCCTCCTATTCGACGATGTACTCGGCGCCGCCCTTGACGTAGACGACGCTCGGCTTGGATGGGACGTCCGCCTCGTCGGGCTTTGAATCGTAGTAGTAGGCGGGCAGGAGCGTCGCCTTGACGAGCGGCTCCACGGTGGGCGTGATGCCCGAGAGGGTCACGCGCGCGATCGCCACGGAGGCGGTCACGCTGCCGGAGAGGACGTCCCCCTCGGTGTAGTCGGGGTCCTCGGCGGCGTCGGCGGTCGCGGCGGGCGTGCCCTCGACCACGGAGAGCGCCACCGACTCCACGCCGGTTCCGTCCGTCGCGCGCGAGTAGGTCAGCACCACCAGGTCGTGGCGGTAGGTGCCCTGCCCGCCGTTGGACACCTTGACCGTGACCTCGGCGTCGTTGCGCACGTGTCGGCCGTCCATGATCAGGTCGCCCGTGCCGACGCTCACGGTGTTGGCGTCGGTCATGCTCACCGCCAGGCGCTCGCCGGTGGCCAGCAGGTAGCGCCCCGACCCGCCGAGGCCCGCGAGCAGCGCGCCCACGTCGGCGGAGTCGATGTGCGCCGAGCCCGCCTTGCCTGTCACAAGCTCGAATGCCATCACTTAGCCCCTATCATCCTGTCGATCACGGCGTCCTGCGCCGCCCTCACCCTGTCGAAGCGGGCCTTGTGCGCCGGGCACAGGTCGTAGGAGCGCGCGACGCCCGTGGCGTCCGTGTACCCGCACCCGATGCCCCAGCCCGCGGCCTCGGCCTCGGCGGCCGACGCGACGAAGGCGTGGGCCGTCCTGCAGCCCGCCACGTCGCACGAGACCTCTATCTTCTGTTCCCTCACAGTGCGCCCCCGTCCGTCGAGTAGGAGGCGGACCACCTGTCGTGCTCCGCCTTGGTCACCTTGCGCGTGAGCCGCGCGCTCGCGAAGTGGCCGGTCCTCGCGTCGCGGCCGCCCACGATGTCGCCCACGTCGTACCTGCCGTCGACCGCGCCGAGCGTGACTGAGACGGCGTGGGCGTCGGCCCAGTAGCCCCGCAGCCTCTTCGTGCCGTCCTCGACGAGCCTGGCCTCGTCCGCCGACGAGTAGTCGTAGGGCTCCTGCCGCTCGCGCCAGCCTGACAGCGTCCTCGTCTGCGACACATTGCCAGCGGAGTCCGCGTAGAGGTCGAGCGCCAGGCGCTCGGACCCCTCGCCGACGCCGCGGCAGACGAGGTGGTTGACCCACCAGCCGGTCTCGGACACCGAGACGTCGACCTGGTCGGTGTCCCACTCCTCGTCCTTGCTCCAGTCGGTGGCGGGCACGCACTCGAGCGTGGCCGTGGCGCCGTCGTGCGACACGCGCAGCTTGGCGCCCCGCTCCCAGAGCATCTCGCAGATGCCGTCGTAGCCCGTCTCGCCGACCACGTCGAAGGTGTGGCTGACGTTGATGCCGCTCGCGGCCGTCGAGACCCTGAGCAGCCCGGAGAGGCCCCACGCCTCCACGAGCGAGCGCACCGCGGCGTTGGCCTCGCCCGAGACCTTGAGGTTGGTGTCGGAGGACCCGGGGGCCGTGACTATGGCGCGGCCCTGCAGGAGCCCGGTCCACGTGGGGCCGACCCACGCGCCGCCGCTCCAGCCAGCGACCACCCCGCCCACGCTCGTGCCCGGCGCGAAGACGCGCATGCCGGGCTCGAGCCTCACGCGGGACGGCAGCACGAGCTCGAAGTCGTTGCCGGCGTCCCCCGTGCCCTCGTCCACGTCGAGGCTGACGGGGTCGAGCTCCATCAGGTCCTCGCCGTCCTCGCCCTGCAGGATCAGCTCCACGGCAGCCTCCCCATGCGCTCGATCACGGTCACGTCGAGGCCGTAGCTCTGCGGCCACGACACGGACAGGCGCCCGGGCCGCAGCCGCTCGAAGATGTAGCTGCCCGACCCCTCGCTGCCGCGCTCGCGGTAGCGGTAGGCGTCGGTCTCGACGCCGTAGCGGTCGCGGAGCACGACGGCGTCCCCAGCCATGGACTTCCTCCTCGTCGTGTCGACCGTGAGCAGGCCCCCGTCGGGGACCGTCACGCCGACGCGGTAGAGGTTGCCGCCGATCCAGACCGACGGGTTGGCCGCGCGGCCGTACCACGTGATGCGCAGGTCGCACGGCAGCGGCCCCGGCACGTCGAGGTAGGACGAGCTGCCGCTCGCGCCCAGGTCCAGGGGCAGGTCGGTCGGGAGGTCCGCGCCCCCGTGGTCGGAGCCGGTCGCAGAGTATGGGAGGAACTCCGTCGTCGTCTCGCGGGTCCAGTCCCCCGTCTCCTGGTGCAGGGTGGCCGACCACGCGGCCGCCGCGCCGGCGAGCCAGGCCGGGTCGCCCTTGGAGACGGTGCAGCGGGTGCGCCACGGGCTCTGCCCCCCGGGCACCAGCACCGAGAGCAGCCCCGGCGTGCCGGCGTCCCGGTCGGACTCCGCGGCCGCCAGCGCGGCGTCGAGCGCCGCCAGGGCGCCGCCGTCGAGGGCGGCCAACGTCACGCCCATGTCGCGGCCGTCGTCGGACGACCAGTCCCAGCCGTAGGCGTCCTCGGAGTACGCGGCGAGCCCCAGCTCGCGCGACTGCAGGGGCCAGGCCCTGCCGGAGGAGTCGATGTAAGAGACCTCGAAGTCCCCCGTCATGAGCAGCTCCCAACCATCCGCCTGAACTCCCTGGGCGTGGCCCTCGGCGCGCGGTCGGCGATCGTGTCGCCGAGGTTGCGCTCGAGCCACGTCACGACCATGGCGCCGTCGGCGCCGGCCGCGCCGCGCTCCGCCATCGCCCTGCGCACGGTGTCGTAGAGCATCGTGTCGGGCGTGACGTGCTCGTACTCGGCGGCGTCGCCGACGCCGATGAGCTGCGGCGCGTTCGGCGCGATCAGGCCGCCCTTTGCGTACCAGGACACCGAGAAGTGCGGCAGCGAGCCCATGCCGCCGATGCCGAAGGGCGCCTTGCCTCCCGAGACCGAGAAGTGCGGCAGCTTGATGCTCGGGAACTTCAGCGTGGGCAGGCTGATGTGCAGCCCGTCGAAGAAGCCCCTGATCTTCGACACCACCTGGCTGGCCGTCGTGGCGATCGCGTTGAGCGGCGCCAGCGCCATGGACTTCGCGCTCTGGAACGCCGCGCCGATGCGCCCGGGTATCGACGCGAAGAAGCCCACGATCCTGCCGGGTACGGACGAGATGGCCGATACGAGCCCGTTCCAGATGCCCGTGGCCGTCGCCTTGATCCCGTTCCAGAGGCCGCTGAAGAACCCCGCGACCCCGGAGAAGAATCCCGTGATCGCGCCCGGTATGCCGGACACGAAAGACACGATGCCCGAGAAGGCCGCGTTGACGCCCTGGGCCGCGCCCTGTGCGCCGGACACGAGTCCTGCGATGGCTCCCGCGACCGTGGCCACCGTGTCGGCCAGCGCCGCGAGCGCGACCGCGGCGGTCTGCCCGAGCCCCTCGGCCAGGACGCTGACGACGCCGTCGACGAGCGGGGCGAGCGGGGACAGCGCGTCCCCGAGCCTGCCGAGCGCCTGCCCGGCCGCGTCGACCTTCTCGCCGACGCCGCCGGCGGCGAAGACCTCGCCGAAGCCCTGGCCCACCATGCGGATGCCGTCGACCAGCGTGTTCAGGGCCGACCCCGCGACCGTGCCGAGCGCGGTGGCGAAGGGGCCGCTGATGAAGTCTGCGACCGGCTGGAGCGAGCCCAGGAGGGAGCCGAGGTCATCGGCGAGCCCCTTGACGCCCGCGTAGCTGAGCTGGCCGCCGAGGGCCGACGTCAGGTTCGAGACGAAGTCGGAGACGTGTGTCGTGACCGAGTCCAGCGCCGCCGCGAGCGCGCTGCCGTCGATCGTCGGCAGCCTGATGCCCGTCTGGCCCTGCAGGGCGCCGACGGCCGTGTTCCACATGTTGGCGAGGGCCTGCGAGACCTTCGGCACCATGCCGGGTATCGCCTGGGCGATCGAGTCGCCGACCTGCAGGACGCGCCTGCCGACGTTCTGGGCGACGTAGCCGACCGACTCGAGCAGCTGCGACGTCACGTCGGATATCCCCTCGCCGCTGCCGAGCGCGGTGAGGAAGTTTGCCCAGGAGGCCTTCATCATGTTGACGGAGCCCTCGATTGTGCCCGCGGCCTCGCGCGACGTGGTGCCGGCGATGCCCATGTGCTCCTGCATGACGGCGATCGCCGCGGTGATGTTGGAGAAGCTCATGCTGTTGGCGTCGACCGTGACGCCCAGCTTCTCCTGCTCGGCGGTCATCGTCGACGCGTCCTGGATCAGGCGCTGCATCTCCGACTTCGTGCCGCCGTAGCCGAGCTTGAGGTTGTCCAACATGGTGTAGTTCTGCTTGCTGAAGCCCTGGAAGGCGTTCTGGACGTCCTCCATCGAGCTGCCGAAGACGTTCACGTTGTCGGCCATCGACCTCATGGCGAGGTCGGTCATGTCGGCGGCCTTCGACACGTCGCCGCCCAGCGAGCTGATCATGCTCGCCGAGAAGGACGTCGCCTGCTCCATGTACTGGTTCGCGGACAGGCCGCTCGTCTGGTAGGCCTGGGCGGCGTACTGCTGCAGCTTGCCCGACGCGCTGCCGAAGAGCTTGTCGACGCCGCCGACCATCTGCTCGTACTGCGAGTACGCGCCGACGGCCGCCTTGGTCAGGTCGACGACGGCCTTGCCGACGCCCGCGGCGGCGATGATGCCGCCGAGCTTGCTGAAGGCCCCGCCGATGCCGTTGGTGACGTCCGCGGCGAAGCCCTTGTCCATGCGCGCGACGACCGAGAGGTACGCCGCGCCGATCTCACTGTTGGCCAAGGGTCACCCTCCCTTCCTCGGCGGCCCGCGCGAAGCGCGCGAGCTGCGCCTCCATGTCGGCCGCCCTCATGTGCCTGGTGCCGAGCCTCTTCCTGCCAGCCTCGCGCATCCACCTCGGGCCCACGCGCGGCGGCGCGCCCTTGGCGCCGGAGAGCCCCCATGCCGCGTCCGTGACCGTGTTGATCAGCGTGGCCAGCAGCAGGTCCGTGCGGGACCATGCCGCGTCCGGGTCCTCGGCGCGCGCGGTCGCGCAGTCGGGCGGAAGGGCGGAGGCGAGGTCCGCGACGTAGTCCGCCGGGACCCCGCTGGCCTCGGCCGTCCGCAGGTCGAGTCCGTAGTAGCGCCTCATGTCGGCGGCCAGCTCGCCTGGGTGGCGGGCCAGCGCCGACGCGAGGCGTCCTAGGCTTTTGGGGCGAGCTCCGCGAAGACATCGCCGATGAACGAGACCACGTCGGATGTCTGGGCGACGCCGCGCCCGCCGAGCGAGTCGACGATGCGGCCCATGGCCCCCTTGTCGAAGATGAGGTCGGCGAGGTCGACGGCCGCGACCATCTTGTCCGCCTCGTCCGTCGAGTCCGACTGCATGCGCGCTATGCACCTCGTGACGTCCCACGAGGTGAGGGCGTGCGCGTCCACGTCCAGGTCGACGCCGCGCACCGTGACGTGGCGGACGTCGGCCGCAGGCTCGGCCTCCTGCCCGGGCGCCGGGGAGGGCTCGGGCTCCGGCGCCTTGGGCGCCAGCACCTGCGCCGCCATCTCCGGGTGCCCGGCCTCGGCCAGCATGCCGGCGAGCTTCACGAGGTTCTCGTCCTGTGCCATCCTGCCCCCTTACGCGGCCTGCAGCTTGTAGGTGTAGCTGGTGATGGTGACGCCGTCGGAGTCGGCGTTGCAGGTGTAGGTCATCTGGCGTCCCTGGGCTTTCTCGCCGTCCAGCGCCAGGTCGCCGCGCTCGGTGAGCTGGGCGTTCCTGGCCACGTAGACGATCACCATCTCGTCGGTCGGGCAGGTCTTGATCACGAGGACCTTGCTCGGCAGGGTGGCGCCGGTGTGCTTGGCCGTGATGACCGAGTACTTCTTGGCCGGGGTGTCGGAGGTGGACACCGTGGAGACGGACACGTTGTCGGAGCCGTACTGCTGCGCGAGCACGGTCTCGTTGATCTCGATGGGCGTGAAGGCGGCGGTCTCCTTGAAGGACGTCTGGATGACCTTGACGGTCTTGCCGCCCCATGCCTGGATCTCCTTGGTCTCGCCGTCCTCGGCGATGGTCACGCCGTCGGTGGAGACGTAACCGAAGGCGTCGTAGTCCGAGCCGAGGTCGCCCAGGAGGGCGAGGGGGGCGGGCACCTCCGTGCCGGCGGGCGCGATGAAGATCGCGCCGTCGACCATGGGAGTGCCGACGCCCACGTTCGTTGCGTCGTTGAAGCTGGCCATTTGCGGCCTCCTTTTTTCTTGTCTTCACTAGATCCTCGCGGTGCACTCCACCACGAGCTCGTAGCACGGCAGGCGGGTCTCGGGGTCCGGGTACCAGAGCGGCCCCGTGACCTGCGTGACCTTGTGCACGCCCTCGGGGCGCGAGCCCTTGACGAGGGCGTTGCGGACCTCGACCGCGAGGTCGCTCTCGGCCTCGGCGCTCTCGCCCCAGAAGGCGATCGTCACCTGCGGGCGGTCGACCATGTCCTCGACCGCGCCCGCCGTGCGCTGTACGGTGACGAGGCCGTCGGGCCTGTCGCGGGGCACCCAGAACCGGGCGTCGAGCCCGCCGGCGCGCAGCCACACGATGAAGGCGCGCTCCACGCTGTACTGCTGTCCTGCCACGGCTACCTCCCGACGACCCTGAGCAGGGTGCTGTTCTTGTGGTTGTCGACCATGGCGGCGAAGTTGGCCGTGTGCACGATGCCGTGCGCGCGGTTCTTGCCCGCCTGGCCCGTGTCGGTGGCGTACCGCGCGCCAGGCACGGACGCCATGCGGTTGGCCCTCGCGCAGAGCCTCTGCGCGGCGGAGCCGACGGCGCGCACGGTGCCGGGCGAGTTGAGCGCGTCGCGCTTGCCGCCCTTGGAGAGCTTCAGGTGCTTGAGCTTGAGGTCCACCTGGACCCCCGACCCCTTAGCCATCGGCCCTCCTCACCTCGGCGGTGACGTTGAACGGGCAGCCGTGCGTGAGCGAGGCGTCGAGCGGCATCGGGTCGCCGGCCACGCGCCATCCCGCGCCCCACGGCTCGGGCAGGTCGACGGTCGCGCCCGCGAGCGAGCCCTCCCACGACGCCGGCATGCAGAGCGTGAGCGAGGTCGAGGTGCCCTCGGGGCGCGTCTCGGCCATGTCTGAGGTGGAGGAGGGCGCCACGAGGACGCCCCCGACCTCGACCGGGTCGTCGCGCCACACGGGGCACTGGAACCCGTCCACGCCCGTCTGCACCCTGCGGTGCACGGTCGCGGTCACTCCCTTGGGCCACATGTCACTCGCCCCCAAGGAGGGAGACGGACGCCACGCGCCCGGTCCCGATCCCCAGGATGCGCATCTCCTGCTGGGTCATGTACAGGTCGCCCGACGGGTTGGCGTAGGAGACCGAGCCCGAGTAGGAGCCCGCCGACCAGTTGGCCGAGGAGGCTCCGAGCGGGGCGTCGGCCCCGGCGCTCATCGCGCGGATCACCATGGAGCAGGCGACCTGCCTGACGATGCCCTCGTCGGCGTCGGGCGCCAGCGCGTCGATGCGCGCCAGGGCGTCGGTGAGCAGGGCCTCCGCCCTCGTCTCCTCGTCTGCCGTGAGCGCTCGCCACCGGGCGGCGACGTCCGACGTCGTCACGTTGTGGGCCATCGGCCGTCACCCCCGTCCTTAGGCGCCAGCCTTGAAGGTCGCGTTTACGATGTAGTCCTTGACCTCGGGGACGATGGTCAGGCCGAGGGCCGCGTAGGCGTCCACGGAGCCGCGGTCGTAGTCGGGGACGTGGTGGATGCCGACGATGCCGTAGTCGTCGCTCTCGTAGTCGAGGCCGGCGTCGGCCAGCGACGCGAAGTCGACGGCGTACGGGTGGATGTTCTCGATGGGTGTCACGGTGACGGTGCCGGCCTTGACCGAGGAGGTGAGGACCACGTTCTCGGCGCCGAGGAAGCTCTCGAGGTAGGTCAGGCCGAAGGCGGTCTGCATGGTGACCTCGTGCTCGCCGAGGTAGTCGGCGGCGTCCTGGCGGTTGACGAAGTGGACGAGCGTGCCGCCCTGGTCGCCGTTCTTCTCCATGGCGTCGCCGATGGCGGCGTCGGCCTTGGCGAGGGCCTTCTGGAGCGTGTCGACGGTGCCGGAGACCTTGCCGGTGCCTTTGGCGAGGTAGCCGTAGAAGTCGGAGAGCGCGACGGCGCGCAGGTGCTGGCTCATATGGCGGTCGGTCTTGAGGATGGCGTTCTCGATCCCGCCCTTGAGGATTGCCTCGGCGGTGGTGAGCTTGGCGTAGCGCTTGAGGGAGATCTCGCCGATGATCTCCTTGGAGACGCTGTACTTGGAGAGCGGCGTCTCGTCGCCCTCGGCGGGCGTGGTGGTGCTGAGTGCGCCGGTGACCTTGTACTGGTAGAGCGCGGCGCCTGCCTTGAGGGTCTCGACGCCGAAGAGGTCGAGCGTCTCGGCCAGCTTGTCGTAGTCCTTCTTGAAGTTCTCGACGAACTCATCGTCGAGCGCCTCGCAGGTGTCTGCCGTGGTGATGGTGTTGTCCTTGACAGCCATTTCGGCTCCTTACTTCGAGTTGTGGATTGCCGCGGCGCGTGCGCGGATGCGCTCGGCCGGGTTCTTGATCTTGGCGAAGTCGTCCTCGGTCATGGGCTTGGAGCCCGTCGCGGGACCGCGGTCGCCGACCGCCGGGTATCGGCGCGTGCCTCCGATGGCGGCCTTGACGCCCTCCGCCTGCTGCGTGAGCGCGTCCTCGTCCGTGCCGTTGAGCATGGCGACCACCGACTCCGAGAGCCCCGTGGCCTTGGCCACGCGTGACACGACGTCGGCGCGGTCGCGCGCCGCCTTGAGCGAGGCGTTCTCCTGCTCGAGGGCCGCGAGGCGCTCCTCGACGGTCTTGGCCTTCGCCTGGGACTCGTCGTAGGCCTTCGCCTTCTCGGCGTTCGCCTTGGAGCGGCCCTCCCACTTGCGGGAGCTCTCCTTGGCCTTGTCGAGGTCGGCCTGCGCCTTCTCGTAGAGCGCCTTGTAGTCGGGCTCCTGGGCGGCGCCCTCCTGCGGCTCCTGCGCGGCTTCCTGCTGCTCTTCTGCCATCGGTTCCCCAATCCGCCCCGTGCGGGGCATCCCTCGGCCCGTGCGGGCCACGTGCTGTTTTCGGTCCGTGCGGACCCTTTCGGTATGAGAAAGGCCCCGTGCGGGGCCCTTGTCTCCGGATGAAGAAGGCCACCCTCGCGGATGGCCTCGGTTGATGCTTCCTGTATAGGCTGGTTCCTTATTTCTTGCGGACCCTCGACGGGAACTCGTAGACGAACTTGAGGAGGAGCTCGGCGAAGCTCAGCAGCTCCAGGGCGTCGTCCTCCCCGACGAGCCTGATCTCGTGTGCCGCTTCGTTGCCCATGGTCCTGAGTGTATCCACCCACTCCTTGCCGTTCGGCGGAATCCATCCGTTCTCGTCGAGGTAGGCGACATACGAGACGAAACTCTTGCCGGGCTCGGCCCCCTGCTCGACAGCTACGTGCATCAGCAGCTTCCTGAGGGCGAGCGTTGCGGAGGTGTACGCCGCGCACTGGATGCAGCGGCGCGCCTCGTTGTACACCGACTCGACCGATTCAGGGAGACCTTCGACCTCGTTGCCCATGACTGGCTTTGGGAACTGCTCGGGATATCCAAGCCCATCGTAGATGAATGCTGTCGGATTCTCGCAGTACGGGCAGATGTAGACCTTCCTGCCGTCGTCATCGCTCAATTCGCGTCTAAATCCTATGTCCCCGGCGACTTCGTGTCCGCAGTACCCGCATATCCAGTTTTCACGCGTGATTGTCTCCGTGTTGCGCCAGCCGAGAGACATACGCATACCTCTATTCGCCTACATAAGAAGACGGGAGGGATCCGCGCGTCTTCTCGATTTCTCGAAGTGCTTCGTCCGGCTTCATTGCAGCGATTCTCTTCGCTCGATCGGACATCCCCCAGTCACCGGTATCTGGGTTATAGTTTCTGAAAGCGTGGTCATCGGATCCCCATTGGCAAGGGTTGCCGAATGACCGCTTTAGTTCATTTCCGTAATCCTGTACCATAACTGATTCTCGTTCTCTTTGTTCATCCAGCTAAGCGCAATCATTTCAGCCTCGTCTTCTTCTGTCGTCACGCGCATGGCTGATTCAAGGAAGTTATCCCATATGTCCCCAATGTTAGCATCCTTCTTCAGTGGCTCAATTAGATATACGGAACCCTTATGTCCACAGATTACAGATGCGCTGACATTTGGGTTTGATACCGCGGAGCGTATGTCGCTCGAGGAAGGCGGGCTGTCGCCGGGGTGATTGTGCAAAAACACTACACGATTCCCGTGTCCCGCTATGGCCGACTTATCCGCGCTGTTGAATTCTACTTGCAGGTCATGCGGCTCATATGACATGGTACTGGCTACGACAGTGCCATCGCGGATATCGATAGCAAACATCCTCTCACCGGAAGTGCCGTCCCTGTCGTTTAATATCTCGCCAGCGGCCTTGTACAGTTGCTCACGAGTTGCCTTCGGCATCGGAAGGTCATTATATTTGTCGTGGTAGCCCTTGTTGTTCACGGCTTTATAGTTGACGCTGAAGCCGTTGGTTGCCCCTTTCTTCCGCCTGACTAGCGCTTCTTCCTCTCTCGCGACGTAGCCGCTGGTTCGCGCGTACCCCTTGTACTCCTTCGGGACGTACCACTGGCGCGGGCCCATGGCGTCGGCGTCGGACTTGCGGGTGCCGGCGGCCTCGAGGCCCGCTGTGGCTCCCGGGTGCGAGTCCACGATGGCGCGCTTCTGGGCCTGCCACTCCTCGTCGGAGAGCTCGCCCTTGTCGTGGCGGGCGTCGGCGGTTGCCATCTCCTTCCAGGTGTCGTACTGCTCCTGCAGGTCCACGCCCTGCACGGTGGTCGAGCCGTGCACGCCGGCGACGATGAGGCAGTTGCAGCCCCTGTGGTCGGCGTGGCCGGCGCTCTCCTCCGTGTGGTAGGCGAAGCCTCGCGAGGCGAGCATCATGCAGTAGGTGCAGGTCTCGGCGCCCGTGGGGACGCGCGCGTAGGCGATGTCGCCGGGTTGCAGCGCCCCTCCCGAGTACCTTCGGCGCGGGAACCTCGTGCGCCTGCTGTAGCCGACCTCCGCGGTCGCCTGGTGCAGCGGACCGTACCTCTGGTTGTCCTCGGTGTCGCCGAGGCCGCCCCTGAGCACGTAACGGTTGTCGCGCTCGGCGTTCTTGATGGTCGTCTTGCTCGCCTGTCGGCGGACGTGGTAGTGGGCCGCGTCCTGGATCGCCTTGAGGTAGCCGTCGATGTCGCCGTCCAGGTACTTCCTGAGCTGGTACCTCACGGCCCGCTCTATCCCTGCGCGGTCGGCCTCGGCCGGCTCCGCGCGCGGCAGGTCTATGATGTCCTCCGCCCACATGGTGAGGTCGTACAGGTCGCACGCGGCGCTGGCCGCGGCGTTGCCGTACTCGTCGGCCACCGACGTGAGGATCTCTATCGAGGCGCTGCGCACCTCGTCGGCCGAGGCGCCGGGGTGCTTGCCTATCCACTTGGAGACGAGCGACCGCGCGCGGCTGCCCGCGTTGCGCTGGGCCCTGTCGATGATGGTGGCGTAGGCCTCGACCTGCTGTCGTGGGATGACCGACACGGCTACTCGCCCCCCATCACCGCCTGGCGCAGGAAGTCGCTGCCCTGCGCCCTGCGCACCTGCGCCGCTATGCGCTGCCGCTCGGCCGAGTCGAAGCCGAGCATCTCGGCGCAGACGTCGGTCTCGCCGAAGCCGTTGCGGATCGAGGCGTACTTGGCCGCCGCGTCGGCGCGCGCCGCGAGGCTGGCCATGTTGGCCGGCATGAAGTGCGGCGACACCGCCAGCTGGGAGGCCGGCAGCTCGTCTGTGGCCACGTCCTGCTCCACGGCCATCGCCAGGCGCACCACGCGGGTGAGCGCCTCGGTGTCGGCCGCGATGTCGCGCTCGGCAACGTCGCAGATGTCCTCGCGGCTGGCCTCGATCGCCTCGGCCGAGCTCGGGTTGTCGGTCACGACGCCCAGGCTGTTGAGCGGCACGGCCGTCTCCATCGAGAACTGCTTGGCCAGCAGCTGGATCACGTCGATGAAGGGCTGCGGCGACGCCCCGTTCTGCTGCTGGAACGTCGGGACCTGCCCCGTGTTCTGGTCGCGCGTCGTGACGACCATCGAGTCGATGTATGCGCGCATCTTGTTGCTGGTGACGGCCTCGAACTGCTCGTCGGTGAGGCCCATGAGCGCCAGGCGCGGCATCATGTAGAAGTTGCCCAGCACCTGCATGTGGAACATCGTGCGGGCCGCCTCGTCGCAGATCTGGCGCACGTAGTGCGTGATGCGCGTGCGTCCCATCGGCTGGTTGCGGTTGCCCAGGTGCGTGAGCGCGACGAACATCGGCTCGGGCTCGGGCACGTCGCTGGACTCCGCCCTCCACTTGCTCGGCCCGACGCGTTTCGCGACCACGACGGAGCCGGGCAGGTAGACGTTGGCCTGCGTCGGCACGCGCCTGTGGCCGCTCCAGGGCGTCCGCTCGCAGCGCGCCACGCACATGCCGGCCGCGACGGCGCCCGGCCTGTAGTCGCCCGAGGGGATCGCGGCGGCGTCGAGGGCGCTGTGGAAGCGCACGTGCGCGTGGCCGTCCTCCCCGAGGTTCACGGCCGCGAAGGCGCAGCCCTGGATGAGCTTGGAGGGGAGGGTCTCGTTGTAGCCCTCCGAGAGTGCGTTGTGCGCGAGCACCGCGCCAAGCGCGGGGTCCCCCTCCTGCGCGCCGGCGAAGCCGTCCATGCGCACGCGCGAGGCGAGCGCGTCGACGGCCTTGGTCGCCCAGCCCGACACCCACGTGTTGCGGATGAGGTCGCTCTTGATCTGCATGCGGAAGAGCGGGTCGTCGACCGTGTAGTCCTGGTCGTAGTAGCGCTGGACCCTGACGTTGTGGCCGCGCCTGTTGTCCATCGTCCAGACGAGCTCCGCGATCGCGTCGCGGGCCTCGCCCGAGAGGTCGCCTTCGGCGTCCTTGATGCCCGGGAGCTGGCTCATCCTATCCTCGCCTTCCTGGTCGGGTCCCTGTCCGACGCGCGCAGCGCCCAGAGGGCCTGCGCGCAGGCGGTCACGGGGCCCTCGCCGTCGCCGGCGAAGCCCCAGCCGCCCGACTTTCCTATCTGGCGCCTGGTCGCCCCCGCCATCGCGGGGTCCAGGCCGTCGTTGGGCACGTGCAGGAGCGTGCCGTCCGCCGCCGAGCTCGCGAGCATGGCGCAGGCGCTGACCGCGTCGGACGCCGACATGAGCCGGTACGCCTTGGGCGGCACCCGCCGCTCGGCGAGCATCTGCTCCAGGGCGCCCGCGTAGCTGCGGCCGTCGACGGCCACGAGGCCCACGTCCCGGCGCGCCCGCTCGGCGAGCCTGTCCGAGAGCCTGCCCAGCCCATAAGCACTGGTCGGCGCGTGCACTGCCACCGCCACCACGGCCGTGCCGTCCGGGCGGAGGGCCGCCTCCGCCACGTCCACGCCCGTGCCGTCCGCCGAGAAGCGGACGCCGATCCCGCGCCTGCCTCCCGCCGGCATCTCGCCCTCGGTGCGCGACCAGAGGTCCTCGCCGATCACCGGCCTGGACTCCCTCGTCACCTCTGGCAGCCAGTAGCCCAGGTACTCCTGGGCGAAGGCCAGCGGCGTAGAGCGGTTCTGCCGCGCCGCGGTCCTGATGGCCGCGACGTTGGCGAGACCCTCGTCGATGCTGGGGTTCGCGGTGCGCCAGCGGCTCTCGTCGGAGATGTCTCCGACCTCGTCGACGCCCCACTCCCACCAGCAGAGGTCGCTCGCCGCCTCGCCGCCCTCGGCGGCCTGCCTGCGCAGGTCCTCGAAGATCGTCGCGTTGGAGGCCGCCCTCTTGGGCGTGCCGGAGAAGACGAACTGCACGTTCTTGAGCCTGCCGGAGGTGGTGGTGGGCAGGATCGCCTGCTGCTGCTCCTCCGTGAGCTCCTGGGCCTCGTCGAAGATCACCATGTCGAACGAGAAGCCGAGGCCCGCCGACTTCGTGCGCGTCGAGAAGTGGATCGCGCCGCCGTTCTTCAGGAATATGGCCTCCTGCGCCGTCTTGGAGACGGTGCGCAGGACCATGTCGTTGAACTCCCTCTTGCCGCGCGACGCGTCGTGCGCGTGGTGCCCGAAGATGTCGCGGAAGCGCTCGAGCATCTCGCAGGTGGTCGAGTAGTTGTGGTCGGTCCAGAGCACCGAGGCGCCCAGGGCGACCATCGCGGTGACCGCGTGCACGATCGCCTTGACCGACTTGCCCGTCTGGCGCGGGATGGAGTCGCCGCAGCGCTGGTGCACCCACTTGCCGTCGGCGTCGACCGCGCTCCAGTCGCGCAGGCCGTCGACCTGCCAGTCCATGAGCGTGTAGCCGGCGCGACTGGCGATCAGCTTCTCGACCTCGACGTACGAGCGGCCGTAGGGCTGCGCGACGTGGAGCCTAGGCGTCGGATAGCGCGCGGGCGATGGCGTCGGCGAGAGAGTCGCTGCCGTCGGCGCCACCCCCCTCCATGGCGTCTATGTCCTTGCAGACCGCCCGGTACTCGCGGACGATCGAGGCCACGTTCTTCGGGTCGGCGTCGAGCATCTGCCGGTGCAGGACGTCGCGCGCCTCGCGCAGGCGGGAGAGCGTGTCGCCGCCCGCCGCGGGCTCCGGCTCTGACGTTTGTTCGCCGCGCACCTCGCGCGCGGGCGTGGTGCGCGCCTCGGCCATGAGCCCCATCCTGCGGGCGTTGACCTGGACGCAGCGCCTCGAGCGGCCGAGCCGCCTCGCGCACTCGGTCGTGCCGAGCTGCGGGTACGTCTGGCGGATGAACTCCTTCTCATCGTCGGTGAGCGGCTTGCTCCAGGCCATCTTTCCGCCTCCGATGCGCCCCGCGGAATCACGGGGTCTGAAAAAAAGGCACAATGCGCCGGGGGTCGCCCGTGGGGCGGGGGAGGGGTGTCCTCCCCCGGTCAGGCCCATCCATCTGCGACGAAGGCGTCCGCCGTGGCGGTCCCTGCGGCCGACCGACGGAGCTCCGCGAGCGTCCGGTCGCCCTTCCGCTCGTTGCAGATGCGGTGCGCGGCGTGCACGTTCGCAGGGTCGAGGGCGCACGCTGTCGCGCTCGGGTAGCCGAACTCGCTCCAGCGCGACGTCGGCAGGTCCTCGTCCATCTCGAACGAGAGCGGGTGCCCGGCAGGCAGCGTGTAGTCGATGGGCCCGCCGCAGATGCAGCACGGCTGGCCCTCGGCCCTGATTCGCGCGGCGAGCCTGCGCCGGGCCGCGCCGTTGGCCACCCGTGGGTTTGCCATCGAACCTCCCGACACGAAGAAGGCCCCGGTTGCTCGGGGCCCCTCACGCGCTGTCGCGCACTGTACCTTATAGCACACGATTGCAGTGTCAGACAGTGTCAGACAGTTCCAACTTTGCCGAGCGGATAGAAGTGTTTTCGCTGGTAGACTGCAAGAAATATTTTATTCTAGCTTGCATTATATGTGTAATGCCCTATAATAGTAGACGTCCGAAGGGGAAACCGACCAAAGGGGGTGATTGAATTGGACGACGTGAGAAGAATCGCCGACGCGGTGATAGCGGGGTTGATACTCCGCCTCATCGAGTCGGCGATTAAGAAGCTGTCCGAGCCGCGGTACCGGCCAAAGCACATGCGGGAGGGACAGTAGGGACAAAGGGGCTGGTCGCGAGACCAGCCCCCGCGTCTGGGACAATCTTATCAGAGCAATCGGAGGGAAAGCATGCTCGCTGACGTCAAGTACATAATCCTCACCGCTATCGGCTTCGGTATAGCTGACCTCATCTGGGAAGGTATCGGGAAGCTCATGGGCGGGAGGCGGTAGCCATGGCGGTGTCCGAGGCCCAGAAGCGCGCGACCGCGAGGTACCAGAAGGCCAACACGAAGATGCGCAGCGTCCGTTTCTACCCGTCGGAGCGTGACGTCCTTGCCTGGCTCGATGCACAGCCCAACAAGCAGGGCTACATCAAGGACCTGATCCGCGCCGACATGAAGCGGCAGAGGGAGTCCGAGTAGGAAACGGCCCCCGGCCGAAACGACCGGGGGTCTGTCTTCCGTTATTGTCTTGGCTTTGCACCACTAGACGAGCGACAGTGCTATAGACGCGGCGAAGCAGACGGCCCCGACGCAGACCATCGCCTTTGCCGACGCCTTCCTGCCGTCGCCCATCAGTATCCCGATCAGTGCGAACATCACGGAGAAGGCACCGACCGTCGACAGGTTCATGGACACCATGTCGGCCACGGAGGACGAGGCGGCCTGCGTGTTCACGTTGACAAGCGTGAAGACGCCGGCGACGATAGCCATCATCGCCAGGACGTTGCCGTAGATGCGGTGCTCAACGCCCTTGATGTCCTCGGCCGTCTTCTCCAGCTTGCGTGCCTCTCCGTCGTAAGCGCCCTTGTAGTCGGACATCCCCCTGAAGTCGACCTCGTCCTGGAAGGCGCCGGAGTATGGTTTCTCGACCGTCCCGTCTACGCGCTCGAAGGCGATTTGAGCGATAGGGTTCCCGCTGTTGAGCGTGATCTCGTCGGCGCTGACGTTCGTCACGCGGAAGTACACCGGCGTGCCGTGCCCGGGGAAGTAGAGCGGGGCGTCGAGCGTGAGGCCCTGGCGGATTCGTGAGTTCTTGAGCAGGACAGTGGCGGTGAGGTCGGCTGGCAGGCGGATACCCTCGACGCACTTTACGAACGTCGAGTCTCCGGGTTTCAGTGCGCATGAGGCTCCGTGCTCTTCGACCCCGTCTGTGCTGGTCACGAACTCATCGGTGTGCAGGTCGCAGCTCACTGGCCCGACGCTTTCCTTGTCCGCCCCCGTCAGCACGCCGTCATCGATCAGGCCTTTGATCTTCGTGTCGCTCAGGTACATGCTTGCCTCCCTTGTTGCATATAGGGAATTCTAGTCTTTTGGCATGCATTTACAACGGAATCTGGGCCAATGGCGAGGCTCTGCCTATCCCTCGGCGAAGCCCACGCCCCTGATCGTCCGCAGCTGGCCGAGCGAGTCGACCAGGTCGAGCGCCTCCGAGCACCTGCGCAACACCGTGCTCCTGGAGACGCACATCCTCTCGGCCACCACCGGGTACGGCATGTTGCGCAGGTAGTGGAACCTCAGGCAGTCGGCGTGCTCGTACGAGAGCAGCGCGGCCACGCCTCCGGACCCGTATGGCTCGCCGTAGAGCACGCGGCGCGCCAGGCCCACGACCTCGCCGTCCTGGGCGAGGCGCCGCTCGAGCTCGTCGCGCTCGTCGATCTGGGCGGCGAGCCTGCCCGAGCCGTCGGTGGGGGAGCCGTGCGAGACCGCGATCCCCGAGCCGCCGCGCGGCAGGCCCAGCGCCTCGAGCCTGCGGGCGCAGGCGGCGGCGTCCCTGGCGGCCTCGCCCGCCGCGGCGAAGAGGTCCCTTGCCGTCTGGTACATCATCATCAGTGCACGTCCCCGTTCCCCGTCACGAGCCCGGCCCAGTCCGTGCCGCCGTCGCTCCGGTCCTCGCACCTGCCGCCGTCCTCGTGGTGCCCGCCCGGCCTCGCGCACCACGCCCTGTCCCAGCGCTCGCGCCACCACCGGCAGCCCTCGCACTGGGGCGTCGGCGGCGCGAACCTGTCCCCTCCGGCCACCTGCCGCCCCCTCACTTCCTATAATTAGTTCTTATCGGCGTCACGGTCGTTTTCCTGCGACGATACGGTCCCGTCTGTCCGCGGGCTGTCCGGGTCCGAGAGCGCCTCGGCGGCCTCGGCGTAGAGCTCCTCGAGGTCCCCGTGGAAGGCGTACGTCCTGGGGAAGCGCCTCTTCTCCTCGGCCAGCGCCCGCAGGTACTCGCCGAAGTCCAGCGTCCCGTCCCCCAGGCTGAGCCCGTGGCGGCCCATCACCCTCTCCATGGCGCGGCCCGAGTCCGCCAGCTCGATCAGCTGGTAGGCGAGCTCGTCCACGGCCCCCATCGCCGCGTCGACGCACTCGTCGTGGCGGGAGGCGCGCTCCCACACGGGCCGTCCCTCCCGGTCCTCGCCTGCCAAGACCTCGCCCTCGAGCGCGTGCCTCACGATGTCCCGCATGTCCTCGCAGTGTTCGCTCAGCGTCATTTCCTTACCACCGTCCCTATCGGTCTCGTTGCCAGGTCCCGCCATTCGTCCTCGGTCATTTGTCTCCCCTCAGGTTCCTGCGGAATGCGGACACGAAGGCGATCAGGGCCAGGAAGGCGAACGCGGCGAAGGCCACGAAAGCCCAGCCGACCCCGAAGAAGATCCCTATAGCCACGCTGCACGCGATACCGATGACCGCGAGCATCACCGTGATGAGGCAGCCGTACGCCGCCTTCTTGCTGTCGTCCATGTCAGTCCCTCCACTCGCGCGCCGCCAGCAGGACGAAGGCGACGCAGAAAACGATATCTACCACCAACGCCGGCACAACTCCAGCGTCGCTCATCTCGTGCCTCCCATCGCCTCCTCGAACGCCGCGGCGGCCGCGGCGTCCCGTCCGGGCATCACGTGCCCGTAGATCCTCATGGTCATGGCCACGTCGGCGTGGCCGAGCCGCTCCTGCACCGTGCGCGGGTCGACCCCGCTGAGCAGCAGCGTCGTGGCGTGGGTGTGGCGCAGCGTGTGGTAGCGCACCCACTTGGGCAGCCCGAGCCCGTCGCACATGGAGCGGAAGGCCTGCGAGACCGCGTGCGGGCTCGCCACCCTCCCGCGCTCCCAGGTGATGAGCGGGCCGTCCGGGCCGTCTGCGAGGCCGAGGTCGCCGAGCCTGCCGACCCACTCGCGCACCACGGCGCGCTGAGACTGCGAGATCGTCACGCGGCGGTTCCCGCTCGAGGTCTTGGCCGTGCCCTGCCGGCGCGGGCCGCCCTTCGCGTCGACCACCGTGCCCTCCACGCAGAGGTCGGGCACCGCGGGCCGGTAGTCGCGGATCCGCAGGCCGCACGCCTCGCCGACGCGCAGGCCCGCCACCAGCGTGAGCCAGGCGGCCATGGCGCAGGCGGCCTCGCGCTGGTCCTCGCCGTGGATCCTGCGGGTCAGCTCGTCCCGCACGGGGGCGAGGTCCGCGTCGTCAAGGGCGCGCCCGCCGGGCCTCCTCGGCGCGGGGTGGCGCGCCGACCTCATCGGGCTCGACGGCGCCATGCCCTGCTCCACGGCCCACTCCCACGACGAGCAGAGCAGCCAGTGCAGCCCAGCCACCGTGGACTCGCCCAGGCCGCGGGAGAGCAGCCGCGAGTACATCTGGGTCACGTCGCGCGGCGAGACCTGCGTGAGCCTCAGGCCCGGCATCTCCGACTCCACGAGGCCGGCGTAGTAGCGGTAGGTCTTCTCGGTGTTGGCCTTGGGGCTCCCTCCCCGGCGCGTGCCCATCTGGGCGACCACGTCGGTGTAGGCCACCACCATCTCGGCCACGGTCGGGTGGCAGAGCTCGTCGTACCACTCCCGCGCCGCCTCGAGCGCCTCGTCGTAGGTGAGCCGCCCGTCGAAGGCGCGGTAGGGCCTGCGCTCGCGCCCGTCCCCGTCGCGGCCCATGTAGACGCGGCAGGCCCACGAGCCGCTCTCGGTGCGGCGCACCTCGACGTCCTCGCGCCCGGTCATGCGAGGCCCCCGGCGCGCACGCGGCGGTCGGGACCGGCCATCTCCACCGGCACGGTGACTTCCGCCAGGCGCGAGACGATGCGCATGGCCGTGGTGCGGTCGGTGCCGTAGGCGATCCGCTCGGCGAGCTGCGGGCGGCTGTAGTTGCTCGTCACGACGATCGGCAGCATCGCGTTGTAGCGCGCGCCGACCAGGTCGTAGAGGAACTCCTGAGCCCACGCGGTCGGCGCCTCGGCGCCCACGTCGTCCAGGACGAGCAGGTCGCACCGCTCGAGCATGCGGCGGTAGTCGGCGGGGCTGCGGCGCGTGCCGAAGGTGTCGCGCACCGTGCGGCCCGCGTCGACCATCGAGACGAAGCGCACCGTGGGGCGGCTGTAGGCCACGACCTCGCCCGTCCCCACGGCCCTCAGCGGCCTGCCGCCGCGCAGGAACGACAGGGCCACCGCGCAGGCCGTGTGGGTCTTGCCCGTGCCGGGCGTGTTGCCCCAGATGTAGAGGCCGCCGCCCTGCGGCTCCGGCAGCCTCAGCTCGCTCTCGGCGCCCCAGTAGCGGCGCGGTATGCCCGTCCGCTCCAGCGCCCTCTCGTCCACCTGATAACCCATCCGACCCCCTAGCCGTACTGCGAGAACATGCCCTCCGTGATAGCCTGCTGGCCGGGCGGGGAGGCGCGGTCGCGCGCGGCCCAGCCGCGGGCGGCGGCGTGCCAGTCCCTCATCGGCGACCTGCCGACCATCCAGCCCTTGCTGGCGTAGTAGTCGCAGAAGCGGTCCGCGTCGATCGCGATGCCCTTCTGCGCGGCGTAGGCCCTGACCTCGTCCGGTGTGGGGGCGACGAAGCGCCTGCGCTTCGTCTTTTTCTTTTCACTTTCTTTTTCTTGTTCTTTCTCTTCCTCTATCTCTTTCTCTAGGACGTCACGCGTGACGTCACGCGTGACGCTTTCTATGACGCCTTCCGTGACGTCCTCGGCGTCACACGTGGCGTCACTGGGAGACGGAAGGAGGGCCGCGGCCTTCCGCCGCTCGCGGTACCTGCGCTGCCGCTCGGCGTGCGCGGTCGCCGTGCCGCCCACCGCCTGGTGCTCCGACCAGCCGGTGACCGAGTAGCAGCCGTCCCCGCCGAGCGAGACCATGTCGAGCTGCAGGAACTGCGCCATCGCCAGGGACATCTCCTCGGCGTCGCAGCCGCACTCGCAGGCGAGGTCGTCCAGCGTGAAGGGCAGCGACTCCGTGAGCATGAGGCGGCCGGTCGCGCCCTGGCGGCCGGCCAGCGTGAGCAGGTTGAGGTAGATCAGCGCCGCCGTGTCCCCGTTGGGCATGCGGCGCAGGCGCCTCACCTTGGGCGAGGAGAAGAAGCCCGTGTCGAGCTTGACCCACTTGACCGACTCCATCACTCGCTCACCAGCCTCGCGGCCAGGGCGGCGATGCCGTCCGCCAGCAGGCACGCCTCGTCGGCCATCGCGTCCGCGGGGCCGAGCGCGCGGCGCACGACGGCCGTGGCGCTGTCCCCGAAGTAGGTGTCGACCTCGACGCCCGAGGCGTACACCGTCACGCGGTAGGGGTGCACGTAGGCGAGTCCGTTCGTCGCGCGGAAGACGGACATGCGGAACCTCCCGCTCGTGATGCTGTCGATCTCCTCCCAGCCGGGCCTGCACCTCGGGGCGCTACTCATCGGCGACCACCTCCACCGAGCCCTCGGCGGTGCGGCGGAAGTCCTTGCCCGCGCGCATCCGGTTGAAGACGTACGACTTGCAGGCGCCGACGCTGCGGTTGGCGTAGCCCAGGGCGTTGACGTTGCGGGCGACGAGGTCCCAGTCGGCCCCGTGCTCGGCGATCGTGGCCTTGATGGTCGCGAGCTCGTCCCTGGTCCAGCGCGGCCTCGCGACCATCGCGGTCGAGACCGTCTCCCCGTGCGCGCGGTCTTTGGCGGCGGGCGCCGGCTCCGGTGCCGCTGGATCTTTCCGCTCCTTGGGCTTGGCCCTGTACACGACGTCGGGGACGACATCCCCCGTTGCGTCGTCGGAGGGCACGGGCTCCGGCACCGCCGCCGTCTCGGACACCGGCTCGTCGTGCGCGTCCTCGTCCCAGCCGAGGCGCTCGAGGTAGACGTCGTCCCCGCGCTTGTGGGCGGCGACCATGCCGCTGTAGTACTTCTTGACGCACCTCACGAGGCCCTGTGTGAAGACCTTCGCGGTAGATCCGTACCCGTCCACCCTGGCGTAGCGGATCCCCGCGGCGATGAAGTCCTCGAGCGTCTCCCTCGTCTCGTACTTCCTGCCGCTCTTTGGACCCGGAATCGCGTCGACGCTAACGATCCTCGCCATCGCTCCCCACCCCCTCGGAGACCTTCGCCTCGAGCTGCGCCAGGACCGCGTCGTCGGTGAGGGCGGCGCGCAGCTCCGCCGGCACGCCCTCGGGCATGCGCCAGCCGAGCCCCACGAGCAGGTCGATGGCCTCGGCGGCCTCTTCGGCGCGGGCGCCGCGCTTGGCGCGGGACTTGCCGTAGTCGATCTCGAAGGGCCAGAAGCCGAGCCGGTCGGCGACCCACGAGGCTGTCTCGTAGAGGGAGGGCTTGGAGACGACCAGCATGTTGCGCGTGCCGTCGTCGCCGAGGTCGTCGAACTTGGCCCCGTTGCGCGACTTGGCCACCGCGCCCATGAGGTCGGTGCCGGCCGCGCTCACGCGGCCCCACTCGTACGTCACCCAGCGGCAGGCGTCCATCGCGCAGCGCTTGGCGAGGCGGTTGAGCTCGGACACGGCCTCCCGCGCGGCCTGCCCGCGGTCGGGCTTCCCGGCGGCCTCGGACGCGGGGAGGTACAGCCTGTACGCCGGCTCCCAGTCGGCCTTCGAGCGCCACGCCTCGGCGCGCGAGAGGTCGACGTCCTCGGCCGCTGCCTTGACGTCTTTCGGGCCGTCGACCTTGGCAACGGTCACGATCCCGAGCTCCTGGGCGCGCGCGTACTCCAGGGGCTCGTCGTGGATGCGGTCCTCGGGCATGCCCGCCGCGACGAGCGCCTCGCGCACCTTGGCCACGGCCGCATCGCGCTTGCGCTCGCGCCGGATCTGCGACGCCTCGGCCTCGGGGCTGCCCTTGCTGCCCATGATCCTCTTGCGGTCCTCGGGGTCCTCGAACTCGGCTGCCACCAGCATCGCGCCAAGCGAGGTCTGCCCCGGCGCGTCCTTGGCCACGCTGCGCACGCGGCGCACCTTCTCGATCCCGATGCCCGTGGCGTTGGCCGCCTCCTCGTCGGAGACGCCCGCCTCGAAGCAGGTCTGGAAGCCGCGCGCCAGCTCGGTGTCGCTCAGGCGCAGCTTCTGGTCGGTCGCCATCGACGCCACCGCGGCCTGGGCCGCGAGGAAGCCGCTGTAGCACAGGACCGTGCACATCTCGGTGCCGATGGACCGCATGGCGCGGACGCGGCGCTCGCCGTCGAAGAGGCGGTAGCCGTCCCCGTCGCGCGCCACGATGGGCGGGTTGATGGGCTCGCCCCCGTTGTCGGCGAAGCTGCGGGCGAGCGCCTCGAGGTCGCCCATGTCCTGCCGCGGGTTGTCCGGGTTCAGCCGGATCTCGTCCAGCGGGACGATCATCTGCTCGTACTGTCTCTGCATCTTTCCCTCCGATTCCGTTCGGACGCCCGTGCGGCGCCGGCTCGATTGCAAAAATCGCGCCGTCCCTTGTTTTTTCGGGTCTGGGTCCGTTGCGTCCTGCTCCAGAGGACCCCACCGACGCGCCCCACGCTTACCGCTCGCTTTCTCTCGTCCTGCCAGGCCTGAGTCGGCCCCGCGCGGGCGTCCCTCGCTCAACTGCTATAAGACCTGCACGGTCCGCCAGCGGTGCCGGGCCGTCCAGTAGTCGATGGCCTCGGCGTCGCTGCCGAAGCGCCCGTCGGGCGAGACGAGGCGCTTCCAGGTCGCGCGGCCCCCGCCGATGTCGCCGGGCCACCTGCGACGCAGGAGCTCCCAGTACTCGCCGCGCTGGAAGCGCCAGAGCTCCGACCCGTGCATCTGGGCCACGCGGGCGCCGTACCCCTCCGGGCGCGTCACGGCCGCACCGCCGCGCGGTCGGCGTAGTCGCTGGCGCCCGCCAGCCCGAAGGCCACGAAGACGAGCGCGAGGAAGCAGAGCCCGAAGACCATGGCCGCGCGGTCGTCGTGCTCGACCTTGTACTCGATCGCGTCCATGAGGTCGTAGAGGTCGTAGAGCGCGTCCTCCGCCGCCCAGCGCACACGCCTGATCACGTCCGCCATCACGCCACCGCCTTCCGCTCGGGGTCCCTCTGCTGCTGCATCCATTTGCGGTACTGCTCGCCGAGCACGGCCGCGAAGGCCTCGCGGCGCGACGTCGGCAGCTGGAGGTACAGCGGGCCCTCCATCCCGTCCCGCTTTGGTGCTAGACTCTTGTCGCTCATCATTTCCTCCGATCTGTTGAGCTTTGGCCCGCCGCTCCACCGGTGGGCCTTTTTCTTGCCTGGGCGATGCGCCCCGCGCGACGGTCCCGCGGTCACAGGCGCCGCGGTGAAAGGAGGCTCCGCGACCTGTCGGCCGTCTGTAGGGGGGAACGGCCCGAAGCCCGTTGCGGTCGCACGTCCGGTCAGATGTCTACGAAGGGCCGGGGCGAGAGCGCGGGACCGCCGCGCGCGGAGCGTCGTCACTGCTTTCTTAATGACCCCTTCTGTCTCAGATCGCTGAATATGTCCTCTGGTTTCACGTCGCTGACTTTTTTCGGGAATGTGCCGGCAACTCGACTGATAGATTGGCGCGCGATGTGAAGTGGGAGATCGAACGCGCCGGCAAGGGCGTATTCAGCTCCGCAAATAAACTCTCTTCTCGCAGTTACGCGGGAGGAATCTGGCCTGTTTAGCACCACGGCGGCGACGCCGCGCCGGAAGACCTCGCGCTCCCAGTTGGAGAGGTCGTTTAAGCACCTCATCGCTAAAACCACCCATCGGCAAACAGTTCGTCTTCGAGTGATTCGTCTTGAGTGCGTTGTTCGAGATCGTTGAGACGGAGGATTGCGTAGCCTACAGATGCCTCGGGCAGATTGTAAACACTGGAAAGTGCAGTGATAGCACCCAGCAGACAGCCTCTTATGACGTCCTCGTTATCGGTCTTGGGCATCCTTCTGGCGACGTTACGGACAGCCACAAAGAAGATTTCCTTCTCGTCTTTGCTGAGACCGGATACATACACCATGGCTACGCCACCTTCCCCGCGACGTCGAGGCCCGCCAGCGCGTCGAGCGACAAGCCCGTCAGCTCGGCGACCTTGCAGATCTCGTTAAAGCTCCACTCGCTCTCACCCAGGCGCTTGCGGCGCAGCGTTACTGGGGTGTTGATCCCGACGCTTTTCGCGAAGTCGGATGCGGTAATGCGATTCGCGCCCATATATGCGCCGATCGCTCGGTCGATCGTCTGCGCGTCGTAAACCATGCCCAACCCCCTCGAAACTCAAATGTGTTTTAGCTGATGCTTAATATAATCAAATGGATTTTAGGATGCAAGTCTTAAATTGACTTTTGACTCAAATAGATTTAACTTATGCAGCATCAAATGAGAGGAGCGGCCATGTTTTTGCCAGACAGGCTTGAAAAGGCCCTAGAAATGAGGTCGATGAAACCCGCTGACCTATCAAAAGCATCTGGTGTTAGCGAGCAACTAATATCGGCTATTCGATCTGGCAAATCGAAGAATCCGAAGTTTTCGACGATGATCGATTTAGCCGAAGCCCTCGACGTTTCTCTCGATTGGCTCGGCGGTCTCAAGGACACGCCGGAGGTCGAGGTGCCGCCGACCTTGTCCAGATCGGAGGAACGGCTCATAGAGGACTACCGGTCAAGCATTCCCGGCGAGCGGGCGAAGCTATCCGATTACGCCCGCGAGCGCCGGGAGATTTCGGAAGCGTCCGACGTAGGTTCATGGTCATCTAGCGCCGAATCGGCATAAAAAATGACCCCGGCGGTGTAAAGGCGCCGCGGGGTCTGCGTTGGAATCGGAGGGAATTTCCAATGTCCAACAGGAAAAGTGTAGCACAGAAAGACAAACAAAAGCGCCATGTCACCGTCGCGGCCGCGTACGCGCGCTTCTCTTCGGACCGCCAGCGCGAGGAGTCGATAGAGATACAGTTCGAGGCGATCGGGAAGCTGGTCGAGCGCGAGGGGTGGCAGATGGGCCCGAGGTACCACGACTCGGCCATGTCGGGCACCAACGACCGCCGACCCGCCTTCCAGCGCTGCATCGCCGCGGCCGAGGACGGGGCCTACGACGTCCTGGTCATCTACAAGCAGGACCGCTTCGCGCGCAACGTCGAGGAGTCCAAGCGCTACATGCGCCGCCTGCGCGCCGCCGGCGTGCGCGTGGTGAGCGTGCGCGAGGGCGAGCTCGAGGACACGCCAGACGGCTTCCTCCGCGAGTCCATCGGCGAGGTCTTCGCCGAGTACTACAGCCGCAACCTGGCCGTGCTCGTGAAAGACGGCATGCGCAAGAGCGCGGAGCAGTACCGCACGGTGGGGAACAGGGTGTGGGGCTACAGGGCCGACGAGGACGACCACTACCAGATAGACCCGGGCCCGGCGGCCTACGTGGCCGAGTGCTACAGGCGCTACCTCGCCGGGCAGTCCGCGAACGAGATATGCGCGTGGCTCAACGCCGAGGGCGCGCTCACGACGAGGGGCAACAGATGGACGCCGCCCACGCTGATGCAGGCGATGGGCAACCCGACCTACAAGGGCACCTACCACTACTGCGGCGTCGTGGCCGACGGCGTCCTCCCCGCCATCGTCTCGCCGGCCGACTGGGAGCGCGCGCAGCAGATCCGCAAGCGCAGGAAGAACTCGAAGAGGAAGTCGTACGTGAACGACTACGCGCTGACCGAGAGGTGCTACTGCCTCAGGTGCGGCATGCCCATGTTCGGCACCGCCGGCACGAGCAGCACGGGCAGGAAGTACACCTACTACGGCTGCGTGTCGACCAGGGGCGGCTGCAGGCTGCGCGTGCCTTCCGAGTCGCTGGAGCGCACGGTGGCCGGGGCCGTCGCGGAGCTGCTGTCGGACGAGGAGTCCAAGAGGGCCATCGTGGCCGACCTGCTCGCGTGGTACGAGGCGCAGCCGCGCATGGCGCCGACGTGGCGCAGGGAGCTGGGGGAGGCCCGCAAGAGGCGCGACCGCCTCGTGGCGGCCGTGGCCGAGGGCATGCCCTACTCGTCGGTGCAGGAGGCGCTCTCAGAGGCCGAGTCCCGCATGGCGACGCTCGAGGGCAACATCGCCCGCGAGGAGGCCGAGGAGGGGGCGGCGATGGACGCCGACTCCGCCATGGCCTTCCTGGACAGCTTCCTGCGCGGCGCGCCGGACGACCCGGCCTACAGGCGCCTGCTGGCCGAGAGCTTCGTGGACCGCGTCTTCGCGGACAGGGAGCGGGTGGTCGTGACCTTCAGCCTCGGCGGCGAGCCGGTCGACTACACCATCGAGGACATCCGCGCCATAGCCGACGCCGAGTTCGCGCCAAGCGAAGAGCGGGCACAAAAAAAGCGCGAACCCGCTGGTAAGGAGCGAGTTCGCACATCTGGGTTGTGGTGGGCGTTAGAAGATTTGAACTTCTGA